TCAGGTCTTTTCAGACGTGCCGACGACGGGAACATCGAAGTCGTACACGTCGAGCATCTGCTGCGATTTGTGACCGCTGGCCTGCTGCTTTTCGCCGCGTGTGCCCTTCGTATCGGTGATCCCCTTGCGTTTCAGATCGTGCGGACCGAAGCGCTGTTCGGCTGTGATGACGCCGTCGGCGATCGCGAGCTTCATCAGTCGCTGGAATGCGCTGTCGAAGCTGCTCTTCGCCAGGGGGCCGCCGGTCTGGTTTACGAAGACGGGTCGATCCTTCGCATGCATCGGAATGGGCATGCGCCTGGCCTGCCAGATTGAATCCCGCCGTTCCTTGATCATCTCCCACGCCTCCGTCAGCCGCGGCGTCCAGGCCACCACGTTATCCCTGGAGCCTTTGACTCGATTCGTCATCAGCCCGTTCGGCAGCTCGGCGTCCTCCATAAGAGTGATGACTTCGATGCCGCGCAGCCGGCACAGATACATGATCTCGACGGCAGGCCAGAGGTAAGCGGCCAACGCGCCTTTCCGGTGTGCCGTCCAGGCGCCGCGGCTACGCGCAAAGTCCGCGAGGTTCTTGAGCACCTGGTCGTCGGGAAGTCTGCGACGCTTGCGCTCTTTGGCTTGCTCGAGTCCCGCGCACGGGTTGTGCTCGCAGTAGCCGCGGTTCTTCGCCCATCGAAACATGCGGCGCAGGTAACGGAGCAGGGCGTTCGCCTTTGTCGGCGTGCCCTGGTCGGCGATTTTGTCGATGATCTTCTGCATCAGCGGCGCCGAGAGCCCACGCACGGCAAGCGTACCGAGCTTGCCAGCGGCGGTCGGGAACTCGCTGGCCACCTTCCGGTATTTCTCGTAACCATCCTGCGTCGCTGGCGCGAGGCTGCGGAACTTCTCGCTTCCGGCGAACTGCTCCATCACGAAGTCCAGCGATCGCCGATCGATGCCGGCGAGCTGCTCCATGACACGATGAAGGTCGGACATCAGCGCGGAGGAATCGGCAATCTTCCGGCGGGATGTCTTCGTCCCGGGCAGGATCGTGTACCAGACGCGGTCCCGCTTATCCCAGTAGCAGCCCTTCGGCAGCTTCGCCTGGTCAATATGGCCCGGAATAGAAGCGTCCGGGCGACGGGGGCGTCCTGTGGCCATTTACACGATGTCCGGTGAATACGCGTGGTCGTTCGCAGCCGAGGATACGCCCAGCGCCTTGTTGATGGCTTCGAGGGTGGTCCAGGGACCGTCAGCGCCCTCGCTCACAGGGATCCCCTGATTGCTGGCCCATCGCTTCACTGCAGCTGCCTGCTGTAGGCCGGACAGGCGTCGAAGTTCCGATGCGTCAATGATGTGGTGGTTCACGGCTTCGCCGCCTCCTTCGATAGAGCGTGTGCGGTGTGACGGGCGTAGGTCGAAACGGCTCGCCAATACGCGGCCATCGGGCCCTTGCGCTTAGCCCAAGCCTTTTCGGCTTCGGTGTTCGCCTGGTGACGCAGGTCGCGCATGACTGCCTCGATAGGGGCGCGCTGGTCAGCGGGCAGGGCAGCGAGAGCCTTTCCAGCGGGAAGCTGCAGGAGCGGGTTCAGGTAGCCCATCAAAGATCCTCCAGCAGTGCGTCACCGCGCACATACAGCGGGTGGCGAGGCGCGCCCGACTTGGTCCGACCGAGGCAGTGAACGCTGGTTGCCGCGGTACGCAAGCCACCGAGGAACGTCGACGTGATCATTCGGCTCGCTGTGGCGTTCGCGCCCCATGCCGCGACCACGCGGCGGTCTTTCAGGACCTCGTCCAAGTGCCGGCTGTTGTCTGGACCAGCCGCCATCGCCATGTCGTCAGGCAACTCACTCGGATCAGTGGCGCGCCAGGCGAAGATGTTCACGACGGCGATCCCGCCGCAGTTCTCGCGGCGTGCGAAGCCCATGCACCGTCGAATCGTCGGGTCGTCCTCGCTGGCGTCCGCCGTGCTCGGGTTGAGCATGCAGAATACGAGGACCGGCAGGGTGTAATCCCACGTCCGCGTCAGAACGTAGCGATAGCGCCCGCACGGGCTGATGACAGCGGTCTTGTCCACGTCGCCGGTCGCGCGCACCATGGCGCCATTCATCAGGATGGGGAGTTCACGCATGGCAGGTTGCCTGGCGATATGGGGTATGGAGGTTGGGGATCTCGCGACGTGGGTGTCGGCTTTCGGAACAATCGCAGCTGTGGCCGTCGCCCTGAACTTGGCAGGCAGAGAATCGAAGCGACGAGAGGAGGACCGTTACGCTCGCGGACGTGTTATCGCCTCGTTCCTCTTCGCTGACGTTGGGATCATTCATCGCGCCATGGAGCTCGCCGCGGCTGCGCTCACTAAAGCCCAGACAGCAGGTTCTCGCGATGAAATGGCTGCGGCCGTATTCGATGCTTACCGAATAATCGAGCAGGCTGACACGATGAAGATTGCCGCCCATATGGACAAGGTGGTCGACCTTCCGGCTCGTCACGCGGTCGCGGTCGCCGCGCTTCCGGACAACGTCAAGGCGATCCGGAGCATCCTTATCGACCAAGTCAACGCTGGATCCAGTGCAACCGTGTCGGCTCTTCGCGATACCGCCGACAGTTGCCTTGCGCAGATATCGGTCACGAGGGCGCGCCTCGATGCATTCATGGCTGATTTTGAGCCCCAGTTCGTTGGCTGATTTCCACGGCGTCACGACTTCGCGCCTTCGTCGAGGCCGTCGCAACCGGCGCCAATGGCGCCCGAGTCGCTCGGCTTGGTGAAGCGCTGCCAGGGCACCCAGCCTCGCAGGCAATGGAACCCCCAGTCACGGACCCTCGGGCCTGTGATGAAGAGAGTGATGCAGGTCTTGCCCGGGAGCATCTCCAGCCGATGGGCAGTCCGCGGCATGCGAACCACGACCGATCCAGCAGTAAGCAGCGTCTGTGTGTGCACGCCGCCGGCGAGGATCCGGTGCTCAATGTATGAGCCGTTGAGCAGGACGCTCACGTTCCACCAGGGGTGGTCGTGGAGGGCGCGGGCATCGTCCGACCGAAGCAGCTCGTGCACGTACATGTTGAAGAACCGGTTCCTCGGGATGGCCCACCAGCGCTTTAGGTACGGACCCTGCTGCGCGCCATCCTTTTCCCCACCGTGGACGATGAAGTCAGGCTGTCGCTCGGTGACGCGAAGGGCGCGGCGGAGAAGCCAAAGACGGAACCGCGCGTTCATGCGGTCACCACTTCGCGCACATAGAACGCAAGCGGGCCGTCCTCTGCATCCCAGATGCCGGCAAGCAGCCAGCCATCGCCGTTCGGCACGGACGGAGTCCAGCCGTTCAGATCGTCCTGGCCGTCCTCGAACCACGCTTCCAACTGCTCGTCGGTCGCGTCATATTCGAACTCGACAAAGGTGCACTCGAGCCCAGCCTGGGCGAGTGCCTTGGAGTCGATGAAGCCTTCATCCTCGGTGTTGAAGGGCTTGTCGTAGAACTGCGGCAGATCGGGGTGCTCAGTGAAGCCGCGCTCGTCGTCGCGGACGTGGTCGCGGACGTTGGCGTAGATCGGGGCGGCGGCCATTATTCGGGCCTCGGCAGCTTGAACAGCACGGCCAGCTTCGCCAGGAGCCGCTCGTACTCGAGCGCCATGAGGGCGAAGTTCGCATCCAGCTCCGCCGCGGCCGACTCCGGGCTATCAGCCTGCTCGTCGAGCACGACGTCGGTGAACTTGACCTTGCGAACGACCAGGTCCTCACCGAGCACGAAGCTGATGCGGTCGTCGTAGACCAGGCCGATCTTGTAGACCTGCTTACCGGTGCGCAGGTGCTCGCGTACCTCGTCGGTGTCGAGGTCCTGCCGGCGGCACCGGGCGATCGCGCCGGATGCCGTGGCGGGGTCGCGCAGCTCGATCTCGTCGCCCAGGGTGAAGCCGGCCGGAAGCTCGCCGGTCGATACCCAGTGGGTCAGCAGCACGCGCGGCGATTCTTCCGGAGCGAGCGGGACGGCGGGGAAGCTGCCCAGGGCCTCGCGAATCTGGGAAAGCACCGTCTCGGCCGCCCCGCGGCTACCGGTGTCCACGACGACCCAGCCGGACTTGCGATCGACATACGCGGCGGTGCGCGACGGGCGGACGAAGGCACGGGGTAGGAGCTCGTTGAGAGCGTCGTCCTTGATGCGCTTGCGTTCGCGACCACTGACCTTCCGGCCCTCGTCCTCCACGATCTTCTGCACGCGCTTGGCGACTTCATCGTTAACGACGGCGGCCGGCAGCAACTTGTCCTCGCAGCCGGCGACGACCATGGTGTTCGACCCGACGATGTGCGTCAGATCCTCGGCCGAGCGGCCCAGCGGCGAGACGAAGCCACGGGTGGACATCTCCATCGGTCCCGCGGGGCGCAGGGCGTGATCGGGCAGGGCTTCGGCCAGGCGCTCAAGGTCGGCAGCCACAGCGGGAGAGAAGCGGAACAAGGTCAGGTTGCGGAAGAACATGGCAATCCTCAGGCGACGCGCGCCACGGCAAAGGGAGGGAGGTCGCTACCCGCAATTCGGGCGGCTTCCGTGATCAGTTCTTCGGCCTTGCGGAAGTCGGCGCGTCGGATGGCGTCGGCGATGGCCTGCCAATCCGTCGGCTCTGCCTCGTCGTCCACGCTTGCCGCATCAATCAGGCCGAGCTCGGCGAGGTCTTCGTCGTCGAGCTTCGCGATTACGGCGGAGACGTCGACCTCAACCTCAAGGGTTACGAACCGCATCGGAAATCCTTGCCGGCCGGAGCCGGCTCGTTGCTAAAAGGGAATCGTGTCGTCGTCGAATTCTTCGTTGGCCGGAGTACCGGTGGACTGGGGCGGCGTGTCGTGCGCGCGCTGCTCGAAGTCACGCTGCGCGCGACCCTTCCCGCCGCTGGCGCGCTCACCACCGCCATAGCGCGATTCGCCGTAACGGTCTGCCGGACGCTCCGAAGGCTGGCCGCCGAGCATCTGCATCTCGTTGCCGATGATGTCGGTCGAGTAGCGCTCGATGCCGTCCTTGTCGGTGTACTTGTCGGTGCGCAGCGAGCCTTCGATGTAGACCTGGCGACCTTTCTTCAGGTACTCGCCTGCGATCTCGGCGAGCTTTCCGAACAGCTTCACGCGGTGCCACTCAGTGCGCTCCTGCTTCTCGCCGGAGGCCTTGTCGGTCCAGGCTTCAGAGGTCGCGATGCGCAGCGACGTGATGGCCGTGCCGCTGCCCGTGTATCGCGTCTCAGGATCGGCGCCGAGGTTGCCGACGATGATTACTTTGTTGATGCCGCGAGCCATCAGACGTCCGGTGTCGTCGCGATTTCGACCGTCACGCCGCTGGTCGTGGCCGAGATCAGCTCGTCCTGCGTCGGGATGTCGACGTTGTACTCATCGAGTGCGACGTGGCGCAGCGCCTGCGGCTGCGAGGTTGCGCGCACCAGGCGCGGGTTCGTCGCGTCTTTGCGGGTAACGATGTAGATGCGGCTCGGGGTCTTGCTCACTGGGATCCTTTGCCGGTTTCCGCCGGCGCGGTGTTGGGANNGGCGGCCTTCTCATCCATCGGAGCGGACAGCCACCAGGCGATGAGACGGCGAATCACAGCGACCCCACCGGGGCGAACATCACGAAGATCGCGAGGCCAACGATCAGCATCAGCACGACGCCACGCGGGCTTTCGAAGTAACGCTGGAGGGTCGGCGTGGACGAAGAGGCATGCTTCAGCTGCTCGGCGGCCTGAACTTCGCGATCGCCTGCTGCCTTCGTCAGGGCGTAACGGAGCGCGCGGCGCTGCTGGACGGTGAGGCCGTTCATGCGACATCTCCGACCGTGAGTGCGACAACCGGATGCAACGTCCCGCGTATCCACAACTTCACCGTCTCGCCGCTCTGCATGGCTGCGAGATCGGCCGGTGTCGGCTCCCAGGCCGAGACCATGAACGGGCCTTCGGGTGTCTGGACGTCCTTGATCGGCAGCGCGCCGCAGGTCGTATCCTTGCCGTCCCAATCCACAGGGGCTCCGAACACCCGCGAGAAGCGCTCGATGCACTTGATGATCACTGCGCACCCCCAACGCTGTTGCCGTCGGAGTAGCCCTTGGCTCGCAGGCACGCCGGGACCGTTGTGTGCTTGATGTAATCGCTGCGATCCCGCCGGCGAATGTTGTGCGGAACCACCGCGCCGTACGTGCACTGGTCGACGTCGAGGTCGCGCTGGGTCTTGCGGACGAAGAAGGTCGACGCGCAGCCGATGGTGGTCACGCAGGCGAGGACGATGAGGCCGAGAAGGAACGGACGGGCGTTCATGCAGCCGCCTGCTGCGCGTCACGCGCCATGCCCAGATAGTGAGCCGCAGCACGCTCGCGGGCGCTGTCGATCAGGGCGTTATGCGCCGAGGCGAGGGCCTTGAAGGCATCCTTCGCGTGGAAAGCGGCGTCGGACGGAGCCGAGATATCGGATTCGATATCGGCGATCAGATCGTTGACTACCTTGACCAGTGCGCCAGTACGGTCGGCAAGCGCCTGGTGGTTCGAATTGACGAGCAAGTTGTCCATCGTCCTCTCCCATCGCCGTGTGGTGGCGTGGGTGAGACATTACGGCATTCCGTAATTACCTGTCAACGGTATTCCGTAATGTTTTTTCGGCAAGCTGCCTCTTAGGAAATTTCAGGGGGGAAAGGACGATGTTCAAGATCGACGATGGCGCCGCTCCGAATGCGGCAATGACGCGAAGCTGGCGCATGGACCGCTCGACCAATGAGCTTCTCGGGATATGCCGCGGCATCCTTGCGGACGGCGAGGTAAACCGTACAGAGGCCAAGTTCCTTCTCGACTGGCTGGACCGACACGTCGAATTCGCCCAGCACTTCCCGTACAACGTCCTCTATCCACGTGTGGCTGAGGCGCTGGCGGATGGCGTGCTTGATCTGGATGAAGAGCGGGATCTGCTTGAGGCTTTGACTGCTACGGTCGGCGGGGAGATCGCCCATCCCAACGGGGCGAATAGCCTGAGTACCGAGTTGCCCTACGACGAACCGCTTCCGACCATTCTTCATTCGGCGAGCGTATTTGTGGTCACCGGTACCTTCACGTTTGGCAAGCGCGCTGCTGTATGTGAAGCGATCGAAGCCAGGCATGGAGTCGTGCGGGCTGCTGTGTCAGGCAGCACCGATTACGTAATTGTCGGCGAGATCGGGTCGCGGGATTGGCTGCACTCTTCCTATGGCCGCAAGATCCAAGAAGCGGCGGACTTTCGCCAGCAGGGAAAAATGATCTCGATAGTTCCCGAGCGCCATTGGTCGGGATCGCTGAAGCCGCTGATCGTGGACTCGCCGATCCAATACTAAGTTCGCTCGTCACCACTAGCTTTAGGGTGGCAGCATCATCGGGGCGCAGCCGGCCGTCAGAACTCTTGCAGCGTCCAGGCAGCTAGCGCTCTGCCGCCGATCTCGATCTCGCTCAGAGGCGCGTCGATTGCGGGATAGTCCGGATTCTTGCTGAGGATCCGCAGCGTATTGCGCCCGACGAACTGCAGGCGCTTCACGAGGACGCGGCCCTCCCAGCGGAAGCAGTAGGCCGAGTCCTGATCGAAGTCCTTGACCCGGGTATCGATGAAGATGAGGTCCCCATCGTTGAACTGGCCCTTCATGCTGTCGCCGCGGCCGGTCATCACGCGAATCACTTCGGGCGGCACACCCGGAAACTTGCGCTCCACCCAGTCCCTGGACACCCGAAGGCTTGTAACGACCTCCGGATAGTCACCGACGTAATCTCCCCTTCCCATGCCCGCGAATCCCTCCAACAGTGGGAAGCGAACATAGCCCTCGTCTGTCTCAAATCTCGCTACACCTTGAGACGTACTACCGTCGTCGTAGCCAACGGATTGGTTCGGAGGAGCCTCCATCGCCCCGCGGCCTGTCTCAAGCCATTCAACTCGCACGCCCAAGCGCCGCGCTATGCGGTGCAGAGCGGTCGTATTCTCCTGGTAGCCATTCTCAATGTCGGCCAGCGTTGAATAGGCGATGCCGACCACGGCGGCTAGGTCCTTGCGGGACACCTTGCCAGCCGGCCCATCGGTCCGCGCCTGCTTGATTCGATCGCCGATTGTCATATGTGCACATTGCAACGGAACTCCGTTACGGGATGCCGTTGACAGGGGATTACGGAATCCCGTAATCTGGATCAATGCAGACATGGGCAACTCGGATCAGCGACCTGACCTCCCGCGGCATGACGTATGCCGAAATCGGGGAGCGGATTGGATTGGCACCGTCGACTGTGGGCGACCTGGCCTCTGGACGGAGTAAGTCGCCGCGCGGGGAGGCAGCTATCCGGCTCAACGACCTTCACCGCCAGCGCATGAACCAGCGGGTCGAGGATCAGCACGAACCACACCGAACCTCGGCCGCCTCGGCAGGGGCGACGGCCGAAGCAGCTCAAGTTGTTCTGACGAGGGCCGGTTGACGTGGGCGCCGATGCGCTCGTGCTGCTGGCCTTCGCTTTGTGCGCGCTCTGGCCCACGCGGAAGCGGGCAGGGCGCTGACGCTCCACCGTTTCGAACCTTCCTGATTCCCCTGTCGTGATCTCCATGGTGACGACTCTACCTACCGGGCCCAAGCGGCTCACCATTTGAGATTGATCCGCATGAATGTCCTCGATGCAGCCCAGGCAACCGTAAAGGCGTATCCCGGTGGCGCGGAATCGCTCGCGCCGCGGCTCGACATGTCCGGTGCGCTGCTGCGCGGCAAGGTGAACCCGACGTACGACCGGAACCATCTAACGCTGGCCGAAGCCGACCTGCTGATGACCGTTACCGGGGACCACCGCATCCTCCACGCGCTGGCGCACACGCATGGCTACGTCCTGCAGCGCTGTGATGACCTCGAAGCCGAGCGCGCCGACGCACAGCACCGCGTGGACGAGCTCGTTCTGCAGCTGATGCGCGCGACAGGCACCTTCGCCGGCACGATCGCCGAAGCCCGAGAGGACGGCGTGATCACGCACAACGAGGCGAAGGACGCATCGAACGCCGGCATGGACGTGCAGAAGACCGTCGTCGATCTCGTCGCCGCGATTCAGGACCAGGTGAGGCTCGGCTGATGGACGAGTCCCCGAAAGCACGGCCTGCGCCGGGGGTGTTTCGCCCCGTCGTTGTTGCTGGCGAAGCGGACCATGGACCCATCCACACGAAGGCGGTCCTGCCCATGCGACATCGATTCAATCCCACCGAGTGGCGACTCTGGTTCGCGACGGCTCGCGCTCTGAAGCGGTTCGTACGGTGAACCGCCAGGCGTCTTATTCATTGGTCAACCAGTGCCGGTGGCAATGCCTCCGCGTGCTTGCCAATGGGCCGACGCCTGAGCAGCTGGTCGCTGCCGAAATGTATCTCGCCTCGCTGGCGCCTTCGCCGCAGGCCTCGTTGTTCAACCAGCAGCACGCTAACTCGGGGGTAGCTACCCGGGGACAGCCGAGTCCGGTCGGTTGCGTGTCTGCACTTTCCCGGAACCCGGAGTAGGTATGCACGACAAGGTAATCGACGATCTCGTGGGCATGGCGCGGCACTTCCATCGCCTCGTGGACGAAAGCAGTGCCACCGGCGCTCAGGCAGTCAAGGTGACCGCACTCGGCATGTCCGTGATGAAGACGCTGTTCGACGTCTTCGAGCCCTCGGCGGATCAAATGGGCGAACTGCGCAAGCGCTTCGACGCCGTTCTGGCCGAGCACGTTGGCGATGCCGCTAAGCCCGCCGGGTCGGTGCACTGACATGGCCGGCGAATGGCTAAAGCTCGAATGCGACACCCCGGAGAAGCCGGAAGTGCTGGCGATCACGGCATCGCTCGGCTGGACGGATACCGACCTCACGGTGGGCAAGCTGTTCCGCCTGTGGCGCTGGTTCGACAAGCACACCGTTGACGGTAACGCTGCTGGCGTTACCTCAGCGTTGCTCGATGTGCAGATCGGCGTTACTGGTTTCTGCGAACGCGTTGCCGCGGTCGGTTGGCTTGAGGTCTACGAAGGCGGAGTTCGCCTGCCAAAGTTCGACCGCCACAACGGAACGACGGCAAAGGCGCGCTCCCAGACGGCAAAACGTGTCGCGACGTTCAAAGCTAACGCAAAGGGTAACGGTAAAGGTAACGCCGTTGGTAACGGTTCCTGCGTTACCGATGCGTTACCTAGAGAAGAGAAGAGAAGAGAAGAAGAAAAGCAAAAGAAAGAGCAGGGCGCACCGACTTCGTCGGCGCCTGCTGCACTTGAGCTCGTCTCCGACGAAGGCCGGCCGGACGACAAGCCGTCAAGGCGTAACGGCACGCGGCTCCCCGCCGACTGGACACCCACGCCTGCGCTGATCGCCGCGGCACGTGCGGAGCGGCCCGAGATCGACCTTCGCGTCGAGACGGCCAAGTTCCGCGACCACTGGCACGCCAAGGCCGGCCGTGACGCGGTGAAGCTCGATTGGGACGCGACCTACCGGAACTGGATCCGCAACGCTCGAGGCCCGACCGGCTTCGGTGGCCGTGCCGAGCCAGCGCGTAACCGCCAGGAGCTTCGCCGATGAGGCCGCCTGAGACTGGCTGGATGGGCCTGCGCGTGCCGCCGTCGGCCGTGGACGCCGAGCAGAGCGTGCTTGGCGGGCTGATGATGGTCCCCGATCGCATCGACGCCGTGTCGGCGAAGCTGGTGGAGGATGACTTCTACCGCCGCGACCACCGGATGATCTACCGATCCATGATCGAGCTGGCGCGCCGCGGCACGCCGTGCGACGCCATCACCCTGGGCGAGTGGTTCGTGCGCAACGGCATCGAGATGATCGAGCCGGCGTACCTGCTCGACCTGGTGAATAACACCCCGAGCGCGGCAAACATCGAGGCGTATGCCGCCATCGTCCGTGAGAAGTCCGTGCGCCGTCGCGTGATCGACGTAGCGACCCAGATGGTCGAGAACGCATTCGGAGCCGAGCAGGATGCCGCGGCGCTGGTGGACGGCGGCATCGCTCAGCTGATGGGGATGCAGCACGTCGAGAAGAGCACCGAGTACACGCTTCGTCAGGCCTTGACTATTGCGTATGACGCCGCCGATGCGGCCAAGGCACGCGGCGGCAAGATCCCCGGTATCCCCACCGGCCTGACCGAGCTCGACGATGTCCTCGGCGGCCTGCACAAGTCCGACCTGATCATCATCGGCGCCCGCCCGTCCATGGGAAAGACGGCGCTGCTGCTGAACATGGCGCTGGGCGACGCTGGTGACGCTGGCCTCATTTCCACCGAACAGCCTGTGGTCCAGATCGGCTCGCGCATCCTCGCCATCCAGGGCAACGTCAATGCCTCACGGCTGCGCAACGGCTCGCACGACGACGAAGACCTGGCGCGGCTGTTCAACGCCACCGCGGCGCTCCTGGACCCCGAGAACCCGCGGGAGCTGATGATTTGCGACCAGGCCGGCATGACCATCGGCGAGCTGCAGCGCATCGCCCGCCGCTGGAAGCAGAAGCACGGCATCCAGCGCCTGCTGGTCGACTACCTTCAGCGCGTGAAGGGTAACGACCCGCGCGCCTCTCGTGTCGACCAGGTAGGCGAGGTTGCCATCGGCCTGAAGGACATCGCTCGCGAGCTGGACATCCCCGTGGTTGCGCTGGCTCAGGTGAACCGCGACGTCGAGAAGCGCGCGGACAAGCGCCCGAACATGGGCGACCTAGCCAACTCGAGCGAGATCGAGAAGGAAGCCGACCAGATCCTGATGCTCTACCGGGACGAGGTCTACAACAAGGACACCCAGGACAAGGGCATCGCCGAGATCAGCGTCGAGAAGAACCGTCACGGTCCGACAGGCTTCGTCCGTGCCGCTTGGCAGGCCGAGACCATGCGCTTCCGTGACCTCTCGCACCACGGCGCCTATGACTACTGACCTTCTCACGCGGATTACCGCCGATCGCCAGCGCATCGAGCAGGAGCGCGAGGCAAACCGCAAGCGCCACCCGTTCGCGATGGAGATGTTCGATGGTCTGCGTGACGCCGGGTTGGCGCCGAAGCTGAAGCACGCGGTGAACGCCGCCGGCGAGGAACTTGGGTCGCCGCCGAAGGTGGACGGCTTCGTGGTGGACGGAGACAAGCTGGCGCACCTTCCCGAATACGAAGCCTTCTGGCGGAAGGCGCTCGGCAAGAAAGCCGAGACCATCGCCACCTACCGCGAGCGCATGCATCGCGCCATCAAGCCTGGGATGGGAATCGAATGAAGCGCACGCCCATACAGCGGAAGACTCCACTTCAGGCGAACCGGGGGTTTGCAAGAACATGCGATGTGCGAAGAAACGCAAGCAACCAGCGCGTGACAGTCGAGTTTGATGAGGACGGGAAGGTCATCACGGTCTACAACCGTAAAGGCTTGACGGTACGCCGCCAGCCCGTCGCCACGAAGGCGCAGAAGCAGCGCTGGGCCAACGCGAAAGCGCGCGGCTGCGTCGCCTGCCACCTCAATGGCATCGATCATGGGCTGGCGCGTGCGAGCTACGGCAACGACCTTGAGATGCACCACCTGCTATCTGGTGGCCGCCGCATTGGCCATGACGCAACCATCTGCCTCTGCCACTTCCATCACCAAGCGAAGCGCCTGCCGTACGCCGACCACGGCTACGAGGAGCAGGCCAAGGCACTCGGGCCGAGCCTGGAGCGCGAATCGCGCCGGTTTCACGAGTTTTACGGAACCGACCAGCAGCTGCTGGCGTATCAGGAAGTCATGCTCATGAGCCTGCCGCCCCAGTTCGGGCCCGAGGCGACATGGTGAAGCCACTGGTCATCGAGGTCGACGACTTCAAGCTGCTGGCCGGCCCGAACTCGCGCGGGCACTACCTGGTGAAGGCGCGTCGCACAAAGCGAGAACGCCAGACAGCACACTGGCTGCTGCTGGATGCCAAGCGCCCGCCGCTTCCTGTGGCCGTGCATATGGTCCGTATCGCGCCGCGTCGTATCGACGAGGACGACAACCTGCCGGGGATGTTCAAGGCCATGCGCGACGGCGTGGCTGACGCCTACGGCATCGCGGACAACGACAAGACGAAGATCCGCTTCACGTACGACCAAGAGCGCGGCAAGCCTCACCAGTACAGCGTCCGTATCGAGGTGTCGCCGGCATGAATCTTGGCGGTCTGCTCGCCGAACGCGCCCAGTACAAGCTGGACGCCGTCTCGCGCCTGACTGCCGACATGGCCGACCCATCGTTAAGCCTTAACGACATCGCGAACCGCTGTGACCAGGCGGCCCGCGACCTGACAGCGGCGGCGTCGCTCATACGGCGCATTGCCAAGCAGCAGAAAAAGAGCGGTGCCGCTGGCGCCGTGTACGACACGCATCAGAAATAGGGGAACACCATGCACACCGGGAAACGTCTCGCCATGCTCAACGCCAAGAACTGCAGGTTCGACATCGGGTCGGGTGGTATCCCTGACATCGTCGCCACGGACGTCGCCGCCGCCCTGGGCATGGTCGCCGCCGGCATTGGCCGCGAGGTGCTGTGCCGCGTCTGGTGGCCCGACGGCGCAAAGCTATCCAAGGACCAGCTAAACGACATGGTCGACGCCCTGATGCGGGACGAGTGGGCAAAGCGCGAAGCGTCAATGCTTGACGGCCTGCTCGCGATCGCGACGCGGGGAAGCCGGGGGCAGGGCGCATACGCCACGGCGCACGCGAACCGCTGGCCTCGCCTGGTCATCACTGAGCGCGGACTCACGACCCTGGCCGAAGGCTATGGCAAGGTCAGGACCGCAGTGCTCAACGAGCTGGCGAGCGCGGGCCTCTGTCCGTACTGCGCCGGTCGCGGCATGACGGCCAACACCATGGGCGTCTACAAGACCTGCGCCGAATGCACGGGCGCTGGCCATCTGCGGCTGAGTGACCGTGGACGTGCCGAGTTGGCCGGGTTCTCGTGGAAGACCTACCGGGAAGGCTGGGCCACGGTCTACGACTGGACATTCCAGCGTTGCACAGATGACCTCCACCAGGCTGAGCGTCAGTTTCAGCACGCGCTCACTTAGCGGCCCTCCCGTCGAGGCATCCGGGGCTGATGTTAGGTGCCTACCGAAACCGCCCTGCGCTAAGATCAGCCACGGGTGAGGTCTGAAACCAAGGGGAAAATTGATGGAACTGACGAACGCACAGCGTCTAGGTCTGGCCATGTTGGCCGAGATCCATACGGCGCTTAATATCCGTGACGGCGTGGATTCGAAGCTCGTGGCGCAGGCGCTATGGAGCAAAAATGATTGGGCGATCAACTGGGAGCATGGCTTCCTCCTCGACGATGAGGAAGCTACGCCTCCCCACGTGTCGCATGTAGTGAGCGTGCTCGACATGTACGACTTCATCGAGCTGAGCTATGCGGATCTCGACGAAGCTGGTAAGGCCGTTGTGGCCGAGGCATATCCATATGGTGAGCCTCGTTTCCCGGGCTTCGACGGCAACGAGGAGGGGGAGTATTACAGCGCAGCCCTTTTTCTCATCGAGACGATGGGAAGGTTTTCCCGTTTCAAGGACCATGACCTGAACTCCCACAGTCCGACCGTCGGCGCGAGCAAGAGGATGATCCGTGCCTTCGAACCTCTTCGCGCGGCCTCGATCAACGTAGCGGGTACGCCCCGTCTGTCTGCCGAAGACATCGCATCAATCATGAAGGCTAGGCACGCTTGACGGCGTTTCGCTACCCATAGTGCCTGCGTCCGAAAGTGGGTGGGTGATGCCCACCCAAAAAATCGATATCCTCGCGCCTAGTGATAGTCACCTTCGAAACCCGGCCCCGTGCCGGGTTTCTTCGTTTTGTGCCCGCCTCCCCTCGGGCGCATCGGCCAGCGCGTTGCTCCCCTCAGCGCGCTGGCCAACCTATTCCGGAGTCTCTGATGGACGCACAGTTGCTGAGCAAGGCGGTAGGTATCTCGCTGCCTCGCGCCAAGCTGTGGATCGGTCCTCTGACCACGGCCATGGACCTCTACGACATCGATTCGGGCTGGCGGGTTTCCGCGTTCCTCGCGCAGGTCGGTCACGAGTCCATGGGGTTTTCTCGAACCAGAGAGATGTGGGGTCCGACAGACCAACAGCGAGGCTATGAGGGCCGCCACGACCTGGGTAACACTCAGCCAGGCGACGGATCTCGATTCATGGGTCGCGGCCTGATCATGATCACAGGCCGTAACAATTACGCCGCTGCCTCGACCGAGTTCGGCGTGGACTTCGTCCATAGCCCGACACTTCTCGAGCGCGAGGACTATGCGTCACTGACAGCCGGCTGGTGGTGGAAGGCTCACCATTGCAATGAGATCGCCGATTCGCGTGACTTCATTGCGCTGACGCGAAAGATCAATGGAGGCTTGACCGGTATCGACGATCGCAAGCTTCGCTGGGAGCGTGCGAAGTTCGAACTGGGTGTTCAGTGAACGAGCTTCCGCCGTCGGCATCGTTCGACTGGATCCGCCTGCTGGCCGTGTCCGCGTTCGCAGCGGTGGGCGGCGCGATCGGTGCGGTGCTACGCGCAATGGATGCACAACAGCCGCTATCGGTCACTCGTGCTGTTATCGAATTCATGGCCGCGGGGTTCGTTGGAGCCTTGAGCGGCCTTCTCTGCTCGGCGTGGGGACTGAGCATCGTGTGGACCGCCTTCATCGCCGGCACATTCGGCATGTTGGGCGCTCGCGCTGCCATCCAAGTGCTACAGCGCTTCGTATGGGCACGGCTCGGGCTTAACCGGAGTTCGCAAGATGGCAATGCTGCTGAGTAGTGCTTGGTCTTACCTGTCCGGTAAGGCCAGGCTTATCGTTGAGTATGTCCTGATCCTCGTGGTCATCATCCTCGGCGTCTACGGGACGATGGCCTACTTCCGCACGAAGTCGCTCACCGAGTCCACGCTCGACCTGAGCCAGAGGCTTGGTCAGGTAAAGGGCACGCTCGACCAGCAGGTCGACGCCAACAAGGACCAGGACAAGGCGATCTCCGAACTTAAGCGCCTTCGAGAGATCGACAGCCAGGCGCTTGATGGGCTGCACAACGAACTGGACAAGGCCGACACCAAGGGCCAAACGCTGCGCGACAAGGTCCGCCAGCTGGAGAAGACCAATGCGGATGCTAAAGCCTTGCTGGACACTGCCGTGCCTGCTGCTGTTGGTTGCGTGCTCGACGGCACGCCCTGCCCAGGATCCAGTAGTAACGTCCCGGACGGTCGTGCAGGTACCCCGTCCCGATGACGCGATGCTCGTGCAGTGCGAGGCACCGGTACTCAAGCCGACGCTATTCGTAGGCGACATCCAAGAGAACCGAACGAGGGCAGTAGTTGCCTTCGATCGATGCGCTGCGCGCATGCGCTGCCTGGTGTGGTGGATCACGTCCGCCAATCATGAGGAACCACCAAACGAGTGCGGCAAGTCCGACTGATGGCGAGGCTAAGGACGCTGGCCAACAGGGTGGCGATGGCGCCGACCAGACAGCCAGCCAACCATCGGTCAGCGGATAGGCGCATGACTGGTCGGGCACTGCAGGAACGTCGACTGCGCATCTGGGCACGTGATCCGCACTGTGCCGACTGCGGACGGCTCGTGGCGATGCACGAGTTCGAGCTCGACCACAAGGTGGCTCTGGTCAATGGCGGTCCCGACGTGGACGACAACTGCCAGGTGCTGTGCATCGGGCCCGATGGATGCCACCACCGGAAGACCCGGGTCGACCTCAGCCGGTGAGGATGAGTGAGAACGAGTCTCATCGCGATGCAGTGCCGACCGAGCGGTCGGCAGGGCAGCAGGCAGCGAGGTCGGTCGATCCGAAACCGACCTATAGGGAGGGGCGGGTCGAAAGTCTGGGCCGATCCGGCCTGGAAACCGACTGTCCTCTCACGCACAGAAAATATCCCCTGTTTGATTAATCGCAGCAGGGGTCGGAAATCAAACGACCCGCGTCCCGCAAGGCTTTGAGGCCATACGGACGCACCGAGGTGATGCATGCCGCGCGGAGGTCCCCGCCCAGGCGCTGGCCGACCGAAGGGCAGCGGCACGAAGGGCAAGAAAGCGTCCGCCCCGAAGGCGGAAACAAAGAAGACGAAGGCCAAGCCCGGGAAGGTGAGAGTTCTTCCGCCTGGGCCGCCGCCAAATGCTGAAGTGTTCGAAGGCGAGGTATTGCCGTCGAACATGAACCCGCTGGAGTACATGCTCCACGTGATGAACAACCGGAAGGCCGAGCCGGAACGGCGCGACAGGATGGCCGTCGCGGCTGCGCCCTACGTCCACGGTAAGAAGGGCGAGCAGGGCAAGAAGGCCGCGAAGGACGACGCCGCTGCCGCAGTCGGCGGCGCTGGAAGGTTCTCCTCCGCGCCTCCGCCGCGCCGAAATAACGTGAACTGATCCGATGGAATGGAGCACGGCGTGTACCGACTGGGCAGAGCGCCTGGTGGCGGGGAAGTCGATCATCCCCGCGCCAATCTTTCCCGACGAGGCCGACCGCGCATTGCGCATCTTCAAGCAGCTCCGCGTCGTGGACTTGCCGGGGAAGCCGACGTTCGGGGAGTGCAGCGACCAGTTCGTCTTCGATTTCGTCGCGGCCATCTTCGGGGCCTACGACGCCGAGACAGGTAAGCAGCTGATCCGCGAGTTCTTCCTTCTGATCAGCAAGAAGAACACGAAGTCGACGGTCGCCGCGGGGATCATGTTGACGGCCGTGATCCTTTGCTGGCGAGAGGATGAGGAGCACCTGATTCTGGCGCCGACGAAGGAGGTCGCGGACAACAGCTTCAAGCCGGCAGCTGGCATGGTCCGCGCGGACGAGGAGCTAAGCGACCTGTTCCACGTTCAGGACCACATCCGAACCATCACGCGCCGCGACTCGAAGGCATCGCTGAAAGTTGTGGCTGCCGACACCGAGACGGTCTCGGGCAAGAAGTCGGGAAAGATCCTGGTCGATGAGCATTGGCTGTTCGGCAAGAAGGCCAACGCACAAGCGATGTTCATGGAAGCCACAGGTGGCCAGGTGTCTCGTGATGAGGGTTGGGTGATCTTCCTCACCACTCAGAGCGACGACCCGCCGGCTGGTGTGTTCAAGGAAAAGCTTCAGTACTACAGGGACGTGCGAGACGGACTGATCGTCGACAAGAAGTCGTTGGGCATCCTCTACGAGTTTCCGCAGGCGATGGTGAAGGCCAAGGCCTATCTCGATCCGAAGAATTTCTACATCACCAACCCGAATCTGGGCCGGTCGGTCAGCGAGGAATGGCTGGGCGACCAGCTGACGAAGAACCTGCCGAAGACGGATGGCTCGCTTCAGCAGTTCCTTGCCAAGCACCTGAACGTCGAGATCGGGCTGAACCTTCGCTCTGACCGATGGACAGGTGCGGACTACTGGGAACAACAGGGGCGCCGCGAGGTGACCCTCGAATACCTCCTGGAATGGGCCGAGGTGATCGACTTCGGCATCGACGGCGGTGGCTTAGATGATCTCCTCGGTGGCGGCGCGATTGGGAGGCACCGAGACACGAAAGAATGGCTGATATGGACCCATGCGTGGGCCCACCCGTCGGTTCTTGAGCGGCGCATGGAGATCGCGCCTGCGCTACGAGACTTCGCGCGGGACGGTCATCTCACCCTGGTGGAGCGAATCGGCGACGACGTCGACGAGCTGGCCGGCTATGTTGCGCGAATTCACGGCGCCGGCCTACTCGACATGGCCGGTGTGGATCCTGCAGGACTTGGCGGCATTCTCGACGCCCTTGAGGCCGCCGGGGTGCCAAAGGACAAGATCGTCGGGATCAGCCAGGGCTGGAAGCTTGGCGGTGCCATTAAAACCCTCGAGCGGAAGCTAGCCGAGGGATCGGCGTGGCACGGGCTGCAACCGATGATGAACTGGTGCGTGGGTAACGCCCGAATCGTCGTCACCAGCAATGCCATCAACATCACGAAGCAGGCTAGCGGTACCGCGAAGATCGATCCGCTGATGGCGGTCTTCAACGCAGCCTCGCTAATGAGCCTGAACCCGGCGGCAAGTGCACCTTCGGTGTACGAAACGCGCGGCATCCGCTTTCTCTGAGGACAGGCATGAGCCTTTTCGATATCTTCCGGCGTCCGGCAGCGCCGGAAGCCTCGCCTGTTCCCGAAGCCTCATCCACGCCCGCGCCCGCGCCTCGCGCCCAGGCTCCGGTCGGGCAAACGTTCGACGGGCTTACTGATCGGGCTCTTCTGGAGTACATCCGGACGGGAGAGCCTGGCGGGACCGGTGGTCGTCATCTGCATTCGCTCCGCAACATGGCGGCACTGCGCTGCGTCTCGTTGCTGAGCCAGATGGTGGGCATGTTGCCCGTGAACCTTCTGGAGAACGGCCCTGACAAGAAATATGCCGAGGATCACCCGGCGTACCGGCTTCTCAAGCTGAAGCCGAACAGCTGGCAGACGCCATTCGAGTTCAAGTCCACCATGCAGATGGTCTGCCTTGAGGAAGGCAACGCCTACGCGCGAGTTATCTGGTCCGCCGGTCGCCCCATCGGGATGATCCCGCTTGCGATCGGATCGACCGTCCCCCGGCTGACCAGCCAGTGGGAGATGGTTTACGACTACACCCGGCCCGACGGCCAACTGGTCACGCTGCCTGCAAATGAGGTCTTCCATCTAAAGGACCTGAGCGTCGATGGCGTGCTCGGGATGTCCCGCATGCGCCTCGCTAAGGACGCTCTCGCGCTGGCGCGGCAAGCGGAGGCCGCAGCAGACCGCCTTTTGCGCACCGGCGTCATGGCAGGCGGCGCGATCGAGTCGCCGAACGCGCTGAGCGAACAGGCGTACTCGCGCATGAAGGCATCTCTCGAAAGCGATTACGCCGGCGCTGAGAACAACGGCAAGTGGATGCTGATCGAGGAAGGGGCCAAGGCCAACCAGTTCGGATCTACCGCTCGTGATGGTCAGCATATCGAGAACCGCAACGCCCAGATCGAGGAGGTCGCGCGGGCATTCGGCATCCCCCGCCCGCTACTGATGATGGACGACACGAGCTGGGGCTCAGGCATCAAGGAACTGAACAAGTTCTTCGTGAGCTACGGCCTCGGGCCGTGGTTCACCAGCTGGGAGCAGGCAGCCGCGCGCGTCTTCCTACCTGGCAAAGATCTGGACAAATACACGTTCAAGTTCAACGCGAACGCTCTGCTGCGTGGAACGCCTGAAGAACAGGCCGATTACATCGCCAAATCTCTTGGCGCTGGTGGCCAGGCGCCATGGCAGACGCAGAACGAAGCGCGCGAGACATTGGACCTGCCGCGTTCGAACGACCCGAACGCGGACCTTCTCCGCAACCCCATGACCCAACCGAGGACCGGCGATGAGCCTCCTGCAGCTGCCTGAAATCCGGGCCGACATGAGCCTGGCCGAAGTGAACTTCGACCTTCGTCCGGATGCCATCGAGCACTGGGAGCCCGAGCTACAGGCGGCTGCTGGTGATCCGTCGACCTCGATTTCCATCTATGGCCCGATCGGCGCAACGATGGACGGATCCGGTGTGACGGCGCGAGGAATAGCCGCTGCACTTCGTAGCATCGGTGCCAAGGATGTGACGGTTAACGTCAACTCGCCCGGCGGCAATTACTTCGAGGGCGTCGCGATCTACAACCTGTTGCGTCAGCACCAGGGCAAGGTCACCTTCAATGTCCTCGGTATGGCAGCCTCCGCAGCATCCCTCGCAGTGATGGCTGGCGATGACATCCTGATGGGTACCGGTGCGCGCCTGATGATCCACAACGCCTGGGGCGTTGCTGTCGGCAACCGCCATGATCTGGCCGCTGCGGCCGCGCAGATGGCCCCACTCGATGCTGACATGGCTAAGGCTTATGCAAGCCGCAGTGGCTTGCCGCCGGAGCGCATAGCCGTGCTGATGGACGACGAGACGTGGCTGTCCGCAGACGACGCTATCGGGCAGGGCTTCGCCACTGGTCACCTTGATTCGGCCAAGGTTGGCCACGACCGCGAGACAGGCGGAAGCCGGAAGGCCCTCGCCATGGTTGAGAGCGCCATGGCCCGCGCCGGCTATTCGCGCAGCTCCCGCCGCGAGGCCTTCAAATCCCTTTTTACCGGCACGCCGAGCGCTGCCGAACCTGCCATGCCGAGCGCTGGCGCCGACCTCGCAGCTTCGCTGCGGACGACTCTCCACACACTCAAAGGCACCAACGCATGAACATGAAGCACAAGATCACCCGCGGCCTTCTGGCCGTGCGCGCCGACGCCACCGGCGGCGGCGAGGTCAAGGCCCTCGTAAACGAACTGAACCAGGCTTTCGCCGCGTTCAAGGCTGAGCACACGAAGCAGCTCGACGATATCCGCCAGGGTCAGGCAGACGCACTGCAGGCCCTTAAGGTCGACAAGATCAATGCCGACATCGATCGCCTGCAGGCTGCTGTCGATACCGCGAACACGCAGCTCGCCGCCGCGCAGATGGGCGCTGGTGGCGACGGTCGAAAGCTGCGCGATGCGGACTACAGCGCAGCGTTCCAGGCGCATTTCCGCAAGGGCGCTGTCGAAGCTTCGATGTCGAAGGGCTCGGCACCGGACGGTGGCTACACCGCTCCTGTTGAGTGGGACCGCACCATCACGGACAAGCTGGTGCTGGTGTCGCCGATGCGTCAGGTCGCGCGCGTCCAGTCCATCTCGGGGAATAGCTTCACCAAGCTGTTCAACAAGCGCGGCACGGCCTCCGGCTGGGTCGGTGAGACGGATGCCCGCCCGGCTACCGCTGGCTCGCAGTTCGGATCGCTGCAGTACGATACCGGCGAGATCTACGCGAACCCGGCGGCCACCCAGCAGCTTCTCGACGACTCCGAGGTGGATATCGAAGCGTGGATCGCTGGCGAGGTGGAGCTCGAGTTTGCGCACCAGGAAGGTCTGGCGTTCATCTCGGGTGACGGCACGAACGGTCGGCCGACCGGCTTCCTCACCTACGTCACCGGTGCGGCGAATGCCGCGAAGCACCCCCTCGGTGCGATCGGCCTGGTGAATACCGGCGCAGCCGCGGCCATCACAGCGGATTCCCTCATCGACCTGGTGTACGCCGTGCCGAGCGCCTACCGCGGTGCTGCGCGGTTCCTGATGAACAACACCACCCAGGGCATCGTGCGCAAGCTCAAGGATGGCCAGGGCAACTACCTGTGGCAGCCCTCGACGGTTGCCGGCCAGCCGGCGACGCTCAACGGCTATGCGCTGACCGAGATGCCGGACATGCCGGATGTCGCGGCGAACTCCATGCCGATCTCGTTCGGCGACTTCAATCGGGGCTACCTGGTCATCGACCGCAAGGGCGTGACCGTGCTGCGTGACCCGTTCACCAACAAGCCGTTCGTGCAGTTCTACACGACCAAGCGCGTTGGCGGCGGGCTTCTCGACCCGACGCCGATCAAGGTCCTGAAGGTCTCGGTGTAAGCCACCAACCACGAACCACCAACTACGGGGCCGGAGGGTCCGTCCCCGTTCGGAGAAGCGCATGGCAAAGTTCACGAAGTCCTTCCGTGGCGTTAAGAACGGCGAGATCTATCCCACCGATTTCGTCCAGGGGGACGATTGCCCGAAGGAGCTGGAGGCCGGTGCTAAGGCATGCGGTGCGCTCAACGGCGCCGTCCAGCTGACCGCAGGCGAGCAGTTTGTGTCGGGCAAGGCCGCAGACGTTATCGCGAGCCTGAATGACGAGAAGGATGTTGACCTCCTCAAGGAGGCTCTCGCGGCCGAGGCTGGAGGCCAGCGTTCGCGACAGACAGTGGTGGATGCGATAACCGCAGCGATCGCAGTCCTCTCGCAGGACTGATCATGGGCCTGATCACGATTGAGCAGGCGCGCGCACACTGCCGCGCCGACGCCGATGTCCCGGATGGGCAGCTTCAGCCTTACATCGACGGCGCGGAAAGCGCGGCGTGCGCCTACCTCAATCGCGCTTTGTTCGGCACGCAAGCCGACCTTGACGCTGCCCTGGACGGTCTACCGGCCAAGGCTGCGGCAGCAGCGCAGAATTATGCCGATGCCGTGGAAGCAGCCGCAGGCATCGTTGACGATGACCAGCGCCGCGTGACACTTGAGGTCGCCAGTTTGCGGAAGAGCACCGCCGCGGCAGCCGCCACGCGCGTCATGAACGGCATCGTCGCGGCGCCGAGTGTCGTCAGTGCCATCTTGCTGACTCTCGGCGCCCTCTACTCGAACCGTGAGGCGGTGATCGTGGGTCTGCAAGTGGCTGAGTTGCCCCTCGGCGCCTGCGAGCTTCTCCGGCCCTATCGCTTGGTCATGATGCCGTGAGCCTTGCCGCTGGTTCATTGAACCGTCAGATCAGGGTCCAGAAGAAGATCGACGGCCACGACGCCGCCGGCCAGCCCACGAAGGTGTGGGCAGACTTCCTGTCGACGTGGGCGAATGTGAGGGGCCAGACCGGCGTTGGCACGATTGTCGGGGCCCAGGGCGACATTGCCTCGGCGGTTACGCAGTACAGCTTCCGAATCCGCTATCGGGCGGGCCTCGATGCTGGGATGCGCGTGCTGCTGGGTGGAACCCCGTATGACATCACGTCCGTACAGATGGACGAAGACCGTCGCGAGTGGACCGACCTGGTCTGCAACCGAGGAGCGAACGATGGCTGACCAGCATATCCACACCCCTGACGACGGCCGCGGCCATCGCCAGGTGTACGTCAATGGTAAGCCGATGAAGCGCGTCGTCTACGCGGACACCCGTCGCGGCATCGTGCGTTACGTACCGGAGCCGCCAAGGGCGAACAAGCGCGGAGACGGCGTCATCGAGCGTACGCGCCGCGGCAAGGTCGAAGTGAAGACGATCGATGGCTGAGGGCTTCCAGGCGAAGGCGGACACGAGTAGCGCCTTCTCGGGTCTCGACCGACTCACAGGCCCGATCGCGACCAAGCTCGCGCGGTCGATGGGCGTTGCCAGCGGCACGGTGTATCGAGACGAAGCGAAACTGCTGGCCCCTAAGGACGATGGCCTGCTGGCAAGCTCGATCTACCTCGCCTATAAGGACAATCGCTCCAACGACGACAGCGTCACGTACTCGATTACGTGGAATGCGAAGAAGGCGCCTCACGGTCACCTTCAGGAGTTCGGGCACTGGCAGACCCATGTGACCTACAAGGGTTCCGACGGCCACTGGTACACGCTTCCCAACGTTCCGTTGGCTCAGCCGCGGTGGGTGCCCGCCCATCCGTTTCTGCGGCCAGCCTTCGATATGGCGCGGGAGCGCGCACAGCAAGCGGCAATAGCGCGCGGTCGAGAACGTCTTCCCGAGCTGCTCCGCGACACCTATCAACCACCCGACGACGACTTCGTATGAGCCTGGAAGAGAGCCTATTCGCGCTACTCGGGCCGCTCGTCGCAGGGCGCTGCACGCCAGATGTCACGGACGACAACCCCGTCTATCCGCTGATCGTCTACCAAGGTGCTGGTGGCCAAGCCATCGACTACGCCGACCAGACGCCGGCTGACAAGGACAACGCCAGAGTTCAGGTCTGGGTGTGGTGCCTCACCCGCCTGGAGGCGAGCGCGCTCTCGCGGCAAGTGCGCGACGTTTTGCTGGCGAGCAACCTGACCGTGAAGACCCTCGGCGCCGCCGTTCCCGACACCAACGCCGTCCTGAAGCTTTACGGGGCTCGCACCGATTTCAGCATCTGGTATCCGCGCACGTAGCGGCGACCTAACAGCAGCACCACCGGCCGCCGTAGGGCGGTTTTTTCTTGCCCGCCGTTTGGCGGCGAACCAACCCACCGTCAAACTCAGAGGACTCACACATGAGCCTGAAATTCCCCAACGGCGCCGTTTTCGGTATCTCGACCGCGATCGCCGTAGCCATCGCCGCCACTGCTGTCTCGAACGCGAATCCCGCTGTGGCCACGGTCCCGACCGGCTCGATCGATGAGGGTGATGTCCTCGTCCTCCTCTCCGACTGGGTCGACGCCAACAACACCGCCGTAGAGGCAGGCGCCGTCACCGTGGGCGCAAGCGATACCGTGAAACTCCTCGGTTTCGACTCGACCGACGTCTCCGCCTTCGAAGCCGGCAAGGCCAATGCTCGCTTGGCTGTCGCGTCTGGCTTCGTCGACTTCAGCCAGCAGGGCGACGTCTCCACCAGTGGCGGCGACCAGCAGTTCTGGACCGGCCAGTTCCTCGAGGCTGCCCGGCAAATCAGCGTCCCGACCGTGAAGAATGCGAAGGTCTTCACCATCCCGCTCTTCTTCGATCCGAAGCTGCCGTGGTACGCCGCAGCAAAATCGGCAGACCGCAAGCGTGAACCGCTCGTCCTTCGTTGCAAACTTCCCGACGGCGACGTCATCTATCGCTACGGCTACCTGTCGTTTGACGCCGATCCGACCACGGCGGCCAACACCCCGATGGGCAATACGGCGACGTTCACTGCGCTCGGTGACTCCGTCCTGGTGGAGGCTGCAGCTTGAGCCTCAAGAAGGGCGCGGGCCCGAAACTGATCCCGGCCACCCTGACGATCACCGGACAGGGATCGTCCGACAAGCTCGACGTGACCTACCACAACCGTAAGCAGTCGGAGATCCGCGAGCGCGTCGATAGCGGCGTCACCCTGGCTGCTCTGGTCGCATTCGTCGTCGAGTCCTGGGCGGCTGACTTCGCGCTCACGGAAGAGGGGGTTATCGAGTTCGAGGACGAATATCCCGGCATCGTCGGCGCGGTGATGGAGGGTTTCCACACCTCGCGCCGGAAGGAGCTCGAAAAAAACTGATTGCCGCCACTCGGGCGCTTTACTGGAAGCGCCCGAGCGAGGCGGAGCTCGCGGGCACCGGCCTGAAACCCAAACACTACACCGAGCCTGACGTCCATGTCTGGCCCGAGGCGTGGGACGCCATCCAGTTCTTCACCAGGGTCTTGCGCCAATGGCGCGTGGGCCAGGGTGGCGCTTACGCGCTCGATTACCTCGTCGTGTTCCACGAACTCGACCGCCTGAACCTTCCCCCCGATCGCTACGACGAGATGCTCGCGCAACTGCGGGTCATCGAAGACGCGGCACTCGAAGTTATCCACAAGGACTGAGCAGTGACCGACCAAGAAAGCATTGGCACCGCCCGAATCGACGTCACGGTTAATACCGCGACGATGGATGTCGGGGTCGACACCGCCAAGCGGAAGGTTTCTGGTCTTGGCGCCGAAGCGGCAGCGCAGTTCGACAAGGCGAATGCCAGCACGAAGCGGTACGCCGATAGCCTGCTTCGCCAGGCGGACATGCTTGGCAAGACGCGGGCTGAGCAGATTGCATACAACGCCCAGATGAAAATCGGCGGCGATCTTGGCGACCAGATCGCCAAGAAGGCCCTCGCCAATCAGGCGGCCCTGACGAAGGCGACTGACGACTACGTCATGAGTGACAAGGCGCGCGCGGCAGCGATGCGCGGGGTGCCTGCCCAGGTTACCGACATCGTTTCCGGCCTTGCGACGGGCCAGCGCCCGCTCTCTGTGCTTCTGCAGCAGGGTGGCCAGCTTAAAGACATGTTTGGGGGTGTCGTGCCCGCCGCGAAGGCGCTGGGTGCGTCCGTCCTCGGGCTGATTAACCCGGTCACGCTCCTCGGCGGTGCGGCTGTCGCCCTCTTCGCCGCGTGGAAGGGTGGAAGTGACGAACAGACCGCCTTTCAGAAGGCGATCATCAACACAGGCAACTACGCTAACACCACTGCGCAGCAGCTGCAGGCGATGGCCGCCGACCTAGGCGGGTCCAATGGCAAACAGCACGAGGCTGCCGGTGTCCTCGCCGAGGTGGCCGGATCGGGCAAATTCACGTCTGAGCAGCTTCGCCTGGTGGCATCGGCAGCCGTGGCCGCCGGCGATGGGGCAAGCGACCTCGTAGCGCAGTTCGCGAAGCTCGGCGATGCGCCCGTAAAGGCATCGGTTGAGCTCAATTCGACCATGCACTACCTGACGGCCTCGACTTACGACCAGATCAAGTCGCTGGAGGACCAGGGCCGCACGCAAGAAGCGGCCACTCTGGCGATGCAGACGTACAGCGCGGCCGTCATCAGCCGCACCAATGATGTAAAGGCGAACCTCGGCCTGCTGGAGAAGTCTTGGGCGGGCATTACCGGCGCGGCAAGGACCGCGTGGGACACGATGATGGACGTTGGTCGCCCTCAGAGCGACCAGGCGAAGTTCGACGTCCTGTTCCAGAACCGCGATGCGGCGAAGACCCTCATTGACCGCGGCAAGGGCAGCATGAACTTCCTGGGCAAGACGGCCCAGCAGTACTACGACGACGCCACGAAAGAGCTCGGCGCGATGCAGGATGCCAACGTCGCAGCTCAGAAAAAGGCCTCGCAGCAGGCGAACCTTCAGCAGGCCAATGACGCGGCCATCTCGCTGTCGCAGCAGGCGCAGCAGTACGAATCCGACGAGACGAAGCGTGCGCGCGAGATTGCGGCTATCCATCAGCAGGCCAATGACGCGATCGCGAAGGCAAACCTGGTAGGCGACAAGGCCCTGGCGGACAAGATTCGGGCAAGCGAAGCAGCCGCAGTCGCCGGGATCCAGTCCCGCGCGCCGAAGGATAAGGAAAAGGATCTGACGATTGACCTTTCCTCGGTTTGGAAGGACATGACTGACCAGATCGAAAAGAACATTTCGGCCGACAAGAAGGAGATCGAGCAGCGTGCGCGGGCGACCATCGAGCTCAATTCCTACCGCGAGGCGATGGAGCAGCGCCTCAAGACCGACAAGCAGGCCCTGGACCTTCAGGTGCAGAGCCTGGGTATGGGGCAGCACCAGATTGATCTCCAGCGGCAGCTTCTGGACGTCCAGAAGGACGCCGACCGTGACCTTGCCAAGCTCAACGAACCGTCGAACCGACGCACACTGACTGACGACGAGTACCAGTCGCGTCTCCAGGCGATCAAGGAGTATGAGGATCAGCGCACCCAGCTGATCTACGACGCCGATGCGAAGGTTCAGGCGGCGCGGGGTGACTGGACCAACGGCGCGAAGCGCGCGATTGCGGATATTCAGTACGACGCTTCTGACACGGCGGCCAGCGTAGGCAACCTGGTCCAGAGTACCTATGGGAGCTTGTCGGACTTCATCGTCAACGCGGCGACCACTGGCAAGGCCAGCATCAAGGACCTGGTGTCGTCGATCCTGAAGGAAGTGGCTCGCCTCGAAGCCAACAAGGCTGCGGCATCGCTGCTTAGCTATGGCATCAGCTACCTGACCGGAAGCGGCTATGGCGGCACGGGTGGGAGCGGCGGTGTCGACTACAACTCGTCTGGCTTCGTCTCTCACGTGTACGCGAAGGGTGGGGTCGTCGACGGCGCTGCTCTCTCGAGCTATTCGAACAGCATCGTCGATCGCCCGACGACCTTCGCCTTCGCCCGAGGTGCAGGCCTGATGGGCGAGGCCGGCCCCGAGGCGATCATCCCACTCACGCGGACTGCCGACGGCAAGCTCGGCGTCAAGCAGGTCGGTGGCGGCGGAAGCGCCGGGGATGGGGTGAGCGTCAGTGTTGTCGTGAACGCGGATGGCAGCAGCGATGTCTCCACACAGGGCGATGACGCGCGCTTCGGCCAGCAGCTCGGCGACGCCATCAAGGCCACGGTGAAACAGGAACTGGCCATGGCAATGCGGCCCGGCGGCGCACTGTGGCGGAGGCAGCCGGCATGACCGATACCTTCACCTGGGCGACCCAGGCTGGGAACACCGGAACGGAGACAGGATCAGTCCTTGAAAGCAAGTATGGCGACGGATATCGGGCCATCGTCGCCAATGGCATCGATCCTCTGTCGCGCTCGTGGCCGTTCGCCTGGACAGGCCGGTGGCAGGACGTTTTCGCCATGCGCGACTTTCTCCGCGCACACATCGGGGTCCCGTTTTACTGGACCGCACCACGAGACGTGCAGCAGCTCTATACCTGCAAGGATTGGCAGGTTCGCGACGTTGGCGGCCCGGTTTACACCATCTCGGGCACGTTCGAGCAGTTCAACGCGTCATGACGATCTTTGCCGACATTCAGACCCTTTCGCCTGGTGCTTGGGTGGAGCTGTTCGAGATCGACGCGCGTTCGATCACTGGTGGCGGAGCTGGCGACATCCTCCGCTTCCACGGCTATACCCGGGTAGGCCAGATTTTCTGGCAGGGGAACGCATACGACCCCTGGCCGATCACGACCCAGGGCTTCAAGGTGGATCCAGATCAGCCGCCCGTGCCGACTCTGTCCGCGGGCAACATCAACGGTCGCATGACGGCCCTTTGCCTCGCCTTCCAAGACCTTGTGGGCGCTCGGCTGACGCGCCGCCGCACGCTGGGTAAGTACCTCGACGCCGTCAACTTCCCCGAAGGGAACCCGACCGCCGACCCGGAGCAGGAGATTCCACCTGAGCTGTGGTTCATCGAGCGAAGGTCGGCTGAGGATTCAACTCAGGTCACGTGGGAGCTAGCGAGCCCGATGGACTTCGGCGGCCGTCAGTTGCCGGCACGACAGATCATCGCGAACGTGTGCAGCTGGCTGATCAAGGGTGGCTATCGCGGCCCCTACTGCGGGTACACAGGCCCCGCAGTAGCCCAGGCAGACGACACGCCTACCGACGATCCGGTGCTCGATGCCTGCGGTGGCCGCCTGAGGTCCTGTCGCCTGCGCTTCGGCGAGAACAACGAACTTCCCTATGGCTCGTACCCGGCAGCAACGTTGATTAAGTGATGAAACTAACGACGCAAGACGACATCCACGCGCACGCGCTGGCCGAGTACCCGCGGGAGTCCTGCGGTGTCATCGTGGTTCGGAAGGGCCGTGAACGGTACATAGCCTGTCAAAATATAGCTGAGACGCCCTCTGATCACTTCCGTCTGTCCCCGCAGGACGTCGCGGCGGCTGAAGGTGAGGGTGAGCTTACGGCGGTCGTCCACTCGCATCCGAATGTAGCGGCGCGGCCGTCGGAGGCTGACCTGGTAGGTTGCGAGCACTCGGAATTGCCGTGGGTGATCGTGAGCGTCATGCCGGGGCCGGTGGTCGCCGACACGCAGGTGATCCAGCCCAGCGGATATGCGGCGCCGCTTGTTGGACGGAGCTGGGCTCACGGTGTGCTCGACTGCTGGGCTCTATGCCGCGACTGGTACGCACGCGAGCGTGCCATCGTCCTGCCCGACCCTGAGCGGGCCGATAACTGGTGGGACGACGGCAGCAGCGATCTCTACGGCGACGCTGCCATGCAGGCCGCAGGATTTACGAAGGTCGAACTGAAGGACATCGCCGAGGGCGATCTTGTCCTTATGCAAATTCGGTCCAAGAACCTGGTTCCAAATCACGCGGCGATCTACCTCGGCGGTGGCCACATACTGCATCACCTCTACGACCGCCTGAGCTCGCGCGACGTCTATGGCGGTTACTGGCAGGAGGTCACCCGCCCGGTGTGGCGCCTGGTGTAACCTGCCGCCTCTGACCAAGGGGGCGACATGCGTAAGGGAATTGTTTTCGTTTCCATCCTGGCGATCGCCTTGTCGGCGTGTGCCACCAAGCCACCGAAGGCCGGCCAGCTGCGTACGCCAACGGCTGACAGACTGATCGGCCTCCAGGCACGCGCCCCCGACGATGCGTCCGTCGTGGTCACCCGCGACGTGGGCTACAGCGGCTCGGGCTGCTACGCCGCAGTCTTCGTCGACGGGGTCGTGGTGGGCAAGCTGGGAACCGGCGAGCGCGCAAGCTTCTATATGCCGGCTGGTGAGCACGTCCTTGGCACGTGGAATACAGGTTCAGGGCTCTGCGGCTACCGCGAGGGACAGGACCGAAGGGAAACCAACGTCGTTCTGAAGCCTGGCGACGTGAAGCGGTACCGAATACTGATCAATCAAAGTGGCGTCGAGATCGCTCCAACGACCTTGGACTGACCTCTCGCGACACCAAACAGCCCCGCTCACAAGCGGGGCTTTTTTATGGGCGAGATATGACCGCGACCACCATTCTTCTATCGGGCCAGATGCGAAAGCGCTTCGGCCGGTCGTTCAAACTTCACCTCGAGACAAAGACGCCCGCCGAGGCCATCCGAGCCCTATGCACCATGGTGGACGGCTTCAGGCAGTTCCTCATGGAGGGTATGGACCGAGGCATCGAGTTTGCCATCTGGCGCGGCGAGGGCGCGAACGCCGAGAACATCGGTCGCGAGCAGATGCGCGAGCCGGCCGGCTCGGTGATTCGAATCGCCCCTGTGCATGCTGGGGCCAAGAATGGCGGAGTCCTGACAACGATCGTTGGCGCCGTGCTCGTATTCATCGGCTTCGCCATCTCGGGTTTCTCGTTCGGAACTCTGTCGCCATTGGGCGCGATCTTCGTCACGGCTGGCATTGGCATGATCGCCGGTGGCGTCGTGCAGCTGCTTAGCCCACAGCCCAAGCTGGCGAAGCAGGGGGCCGATTCGGCGGACAACCAGGCGAGCTACGTCTTCAACGGACCGGTCAATACGACTGCCCAGGGCGGCTGTGTCCCCGTGCTGTACGGCGGCCCGATGGAAATTGGATCGACAGTCATTTCGGCAGGTATTGAGGCTTCCGACTATAGCTCGCGGCACTCGAATATCGGCTTCGGCACGGCATTCGGCGGATCTAAAGCATCTCCGTACGACCCGGACTGACGGGGCGCACGCGCATACCCCCCAGGCCCGCCATGAGCGGGCCTTTTCTTTGGGACCTCCATGGGCCTTGATCGCATCATCGGCGCAAAGGGCGGCTCTGCGGCGCGCACCCCTGTCGAAGCGCCGGACACGCTGCGCTCTATTTCCTACTTCCAGATCGAGGACGCGCTTTCAGAAGGAGAGATCGTTGGGCTGGTGAACGGCCTCCAATCGGTGAAGCTGGACGGCACGCCTGTAGCCAACGCCGATGGGACGTTGAACTTCACCGGCGTCTCGGTCCAGTTCCGGAGCGGAACGCAGGATCAGTCTTACGTCCCCGGCTACGGATCGGTAAAGAACGAGATAGCCATATCGACAGAGCTGAAGTCGATCACGCCGTGGGTGCGATCGGTCGACAATATCGAGCTCTCCGCCGTATCGCTGACGCTTCAGGTGGATGCGCTACAGAAAAGCGATAGCTCGAATGGCGACATCAACGGCTACCTGATTTCCTTCGCGATCGATATATCGACCGATGGGGGCGCCTACGACACCGTCGTCAATGGCGCATTCAACGGCAAGGCGAGTGGTCCCTACCAGAGGACTATCCGTGTGGACCTTCCGCCGGCAGTGACGGGATGGAACGTTCGTGTCCGCCGGCTGACGCCCAACGCCAACAGCGCGACGGTAGCTGATACCACGCGCATCGTGTCGATGACCGAAATAATCGATACGAAGCTGCGCTACCCGAACACCGCCTACATCGCGATCAGCGGTGATGCCTCGCAGTTCTCGAATATCCCCGCGCGCTCCTATGTGTGCTGGGGGCGCCTCATCCGGGTGCCGACCAACTATGACCCGCAGACGCGCGCCTATTCTGGCATCTGGGACGGGTCATTCAAGATCGCCTGGACGAACAATCCCGCGTGGATCGTGTACGACATGATCGTTCAGGACCGCTTCGGTCTGGGCGACCTGGTCGATGCGTCCCTGCTCGGCAAGTGGGAGCTGTACCGGATTGCCCAGTACTGCGACCAGCTTGTGCCGGATGGGAAGGGTGGCCAGGAGCCGCGCTTCACCTGCACGGTGTACTTGCAGTCGCGGGCGGACGCTTTTCGCCTGATGGGCGACCTTGCGTCAGTCTTCAGCGGGGTGACGTACTGGATGGGTGGCGCGATCACAACGATCGCCGATATGCCGCAGGATCCGGTCTATACCTACAACGCGACGAACGTGATCGACAGTCGATTCACCTACCAGTCGAGCGCCCGAAAGACGCGCTTCTCCACGGCACTCGTCACGTACAACGACCCGACGAACAGCTACAAGCAGGTTCCTGAGTACGTGCAAGACGCCGCGGCTATCGCTCGCTACGGCGTCCAACAGACGGAGTTCGTGGCCTTCGGGTGCACGAGCCAGGGGCAGGCGCACCGCCGCGGTCTGTGGGCGATTACGACCAGCCAGTATGAGACGGATTCGGTCGTCTTCTCGGTGGGCCTCGATGGGCTGAGGGCGGCACCTGGCCAAATCATCCGTGTGCAGGACCCGGCGCGCGCCGGCTTCCGGCAGGGTGGCCGCATCAGTGCCGCTACGGTTACGAAGGTTACGGTCGATCGCTCACCAGGCGAAGTGGCCGTGGGCGATACCCTGACGATTCACCTGCCCACAGGTACGGCCGAGACCCGGACGATCAGCCTTATCGATGGCCGGGACCTCCATGTCAGCCAGGCTTTCACCGAGGCACCGGTGAGCCAGTCCGTCTGGACGGTAGAGAGCTCGACGCTGGCGAACCAGACCTTTCGCATCCTCAATGTTTCTGAGGACAGCAGCCAGGGCGCGATCTCGTTCACGATCAGCGCGGTGCAGCACAACGCGAGCAAGTTCGCCCATATCGACAACGGCGCGGTGATCCAGATCCCGCCGATCAGCAAGCTGCCCACCGGCGTACAGCCGCCACCGACCAACGTGCGCGTGTCCAGCCACCAGGTGGTGGAGCAGGGCATCGCGAACAACGTGATGACCATCGAGTGGGACGCGGCCACCAGTGCAGCGAGCTACAAGGTCGAATGGCAGAAGGACAATGGCCAGTGGATCCAGGCTGGAACCGTGAGCACGACCTCGATCGACGTCGTCGGCATCTACACCGGCACCTATGTGGCTCGGGTGACAGCCTTCAACAACGGCAACACGCCATCGTTGACCGCCTTCAGCGCGGCGACGCCTGTCCTCGGCAAGACTGGTGCACCGCCGCGCCTGGCCAGCCTGACCACCAGCAGCCTGATCTTCGGCATTGGCATCAACTGGGCATTCCCCGAAGGCGTTACTGACACGCAGCGCACCGAGATCTGGGCGAGCACGAACGCGGTTCGTCCAGATGCCGAGGGAACGATTTCCTACCACATGGGCGACTTCGCGTACCCAACGACCGCGACGGAGCTGCACGGCCTCTCGGCGGGCGTCTCCCTCTTCTTCTGGGGGCGGATGGTCGATAAGGCCGGCAATGTCGGCCCCTGGTATCCCGAGGCGGGTGCGGTGAACGGGCAGTCGAGCAGCGATGCCTCGGACATCCTTCAGTACCTGACCGGGCAGATCACCAAGAGCCAACTCGGCTCTGAGCTGCTGGCCACGATCGCTTCGGTCGATGACCTACAGAGCTTCATCTCGCCGCCGCCGGAGTGGGCGTCAGACGTCGCGTATCCCCTTGGTGGCTTCGTAAGCCACGACGGGCACCTCTGGACCGCGCTCGTGGCTGTGGCCGCCGGCGGCGCGGAGCCTGGCACGGACGGAACGGTATGGCGCGACGTCGGCAATATCACGCAGACCGCCGCTGGTCTCGCCCTGCAGATGTCGCAGGTAAACCTAACCGTCGAAACGCTCGATGGCGTCGTGCAGTCGACGGCAGAGAAGACCGACTCGGTCTACGCGCAGGTCAATCCCCCATCGATTGGGAACCTTCCCGGCGCCGCTGGCGATCCTTCGCAGATTCCGTGGGCTGGCTACTACGTCCAGACGCTGGCTCGCGTGTCCGGCGATCTCGCACTCGGTCAGCGGATCGAGACTACGCAGGCGTCTATCGCTGCGGTAAGCGCTGCGGTGACCACCGAGACGCAGGCGCGTGTCGACGGCGATCAGGCGATCGCGCAGCAGGTCACGACGGTGCAGGCGACGGCGGGCGCGGCACAGGCCTCTGCCCAGCTGGCGATCCAGTCGGCTGCAAACGTTGACGGTCGAGTTTCGGCAGCGATCATCGGGAAAGTGGGTGTGACCTCGGGAGGCCAGTACTACCAGGCGGGGTTCGCGGTCGGCATCGATAACAGTGGTGGCACGGTCCAGTCCCAGTTCCTCGTGACGGCCGACACCTTCGCGATCCTGCCTACGACGGCCGGCGGAACCGCCGTGGCTCCCTTCGTCATCCAGGGTGGGCAGACGTTCATCAGCCAGGCGCTCATCGGTACCGGTTGGATCACGAACGCCATGATTGGCAACTCGATCCAGTCCACGGCTGTCGACAGCACGGGCAACCCGCTGTGGAGCCTGGATAAGACGTCGGGGCTGGTGATGCGCGGCTCTGGATCGGGATATCGCACCGAGCGTGACGGCGCGGGCGCGCGGCTCTTCGACGCTGCGGGCACGCTCCGCTTCCGATGGGGCGCCTGGTAATGGGTCTCGGCATGCAGGTGTTCGACGCGGCCGGGAACATCATGATCGACGTCACGACGCGGCTGTCTCGGGTCATCGGAACAGTTGCCATCCCTGCCGCGAGCACGAGCTCACTCGCTGTCCCGAACAACTCGCAGGGCACGATCTGGTACGCGATCTATGGAAACAACGGAAATCGGTACTCGCCGGTTATCACAGTCGCTGGCGGGGTGATCTCCTGGTCGCCCCGTGGCGGGTTCCCGGGCGGCGCCGTCGACGTCACCATGGTTTATGGACTGTACTGATGACCGTCGGCTTCCAGATCTTCCTCGCCGACGGCACGACGGTTCAGGCTGACGATACCTACAGGAATCTCTCGGTAAACGAGCAGGGCACGGCCGTCACGACCACCGCGACGCTCGCCGGCGGCACCTCATACGTCACCTTTTTCCGGACGGGTCTGACGATGCCACTCCTTGCCGTCGGGGGTACTGGATTCGCCGTCGGTCAGCAGTGGTTCGACGCAGCGAACAACCGTTGGGGCTTCATGGTGACGTCTGCTGGCGGCATCGGCTCGTCGGTTCCGTTCTACGTATTCGACGTGCCCTTCGCCACAGATCCGCACTTCGGGCTTCAGGTATTCAACGCTGCCGGCCAGAAAACGTTCGACATCATGCAGAAGTATCTGCGGGTGAACGATATGTACAACTCCAGCGTCTCGTCGGTCGTCAACAAGTCCTACGACGCCTCTCGCGTCTACGCCTGTATCCACATGATCACTGGATTTCGTATCTCAGCGGTCGCGGGCAACACCCAGCTCCTCGCCACTCGCATTTCTGCAGGGGTCGTGACCTCACAGGGCATCATCGTGGATGGCGCACAGGGGATCAGCACTGTCAACGAGTCGCCGGCCACGATCTTGGTCGCAGACGTCACCTTCTACTGAGGCACCGATGGCAATTACACGACTGAACTTCAACACACTCGCCGACGGCGGCGACGATGCGACTGGAGCCTTCCAGAAGCTCGACGCAAACGACCTCGACCTCGATACGCGAGTTTCGGTAGCTAAGTCAGAAGCAGATGCCACCGCCGCGGACCTTGCCTTACTTCATGCCAGCCTTGGGAGCGCATCGACCAAGAGCGTTGGCACATCGACCGGAACGGTGGCCGCGGGCGACGATGCGCGGTTCGTCTATCGGGGCAGGCGGAACCTTCTCATCAATGGCGACGCGTCCATCAATCAGATTGTGTTTTCGGGCGGGGCTATGGGCGCCAACGCCTACGGCTACGACATGTGGCGAACGTTTGGCGCAACCGCGTCGTTTACGAGGGCTTCAAACGGTTCGACGATGACCCTCAATGGAACGATTGGACAAATCATCGAGGCTCCGTCCCTTCAGAGCGCAACCGTAACAGTCTCACTGAGCAATCCGTCGGGAGCGGTTACGGTCAACATTAGACCAGACGCCACGACAGCTGGCGTCTCTGGCGTCATCCCAGCCGGATCGGGCGCCCAATCAGTAACGCTGGTTGTTCCATCGTCGATCACTGGAAACGTCTTCGTTCAGCTCACGACCACAAGCGCAGTTACGTTTGATGGACCAGCAAAGCAGAGTGGCATTCAGCTTGAGCTTGGATCATTTGCCAGTGCGTTTGAGCGATTGACTGTGCCAGAAAGGGTTCAGCAGTGTCAGCGCTACTACTGGAAGAGTTTCCTCGAGTCCGTGGTTCCTGCTAATGGATCGGGGAGCTTGACGGGAGCGATAAGCTACATCATCACGACGGGGTCGGCGGGTGCAGGCTTCAACGGTCTTCGTGTCCCATTTCCGGTGAAGATGCGCGCGGCACCAAGCATCACCTTCTTCAACCCACTTGGCTTCAGCGTGAACTGGATCAACATAAACCTGAATGCTAACAGTGGAACGGCAAGCGTCGGCACGACAGGTATCTCTGAGGGCTCCTTGCTTATCGTGAACCAACAGCTCTCTAGCGACCAGGCACCCCACACCATCTGCGTCCACATGACCGCCGACGCGAGGCTTTGACGATGCGCTACGTACACACGGAAAACCCGGACATCATCATTTGCCTGGACACAGGGACCGTCATTCCACGCGGTAACTACCTCTGGCCCGATGACGATTCGGTCATTGAGCCTGCGCCGGCGCCGACCTTTGCCGACTACGTCGCGCGCTTCACGCCGGGCCTGCAGGCTTGGATGGAGACCGTCGCGCGCGGCAACGCCTACGACTCGGTGCTGTCCTGCGTCTCCTATAAGGGTTCTGGAGTTGCGCAGTTCGCCCAGGATGCGACGGCCATGATCGCCTGGCGCGATGCTCTATGGCGCTGGGCTTCCCAGTGGCAGGCTGGCTTCAACGGTCAGCTACCGAACCCCGTCCCTACGCTCGAGCAGGTGATCTCGCTGGCGCCGCAACCTTCGTCGTTCGGTTGGGTCGTCCACGAGCCCGGCACAATCATCGAGTCCCAGGTGCCGGTCGAGCAGACCTCCTGACGCCAACATCACGCCGCGGCGGTATCCTGCGGCGATGTGCGGACGCTATGCCACCTTTGGACCCGTATCGCTGAGCCGAGAGGCCAAGACGGTGCTGGACCAGCTCGAGCTGGACATCGTCAGCGAGATCAACCAGCGGGAAGACCAGTTCAACATCGCACCGACCCAGAAGGCCCTGGTCATTGCCAGCGGTGAGCATGGGTACGAGATCAAACCGCTCCGGTGGGGCCTGATACCCATCTGGGCCAAGGACGAGAAGATCGGCGCGAAGACGATCAACGCCCGGGCCGAGACCGTAGCCACCAAGCCAGCCTTCCGGGCGGCTTTCAAGAAGCGTCGCTGCCTCGTGCCGGCGTCCGGGTACTTCGAATGGAAGGGTGAGCCGGGCAGCAAGCAGCCTTACTTCATCCACGACCCGGGCGGCCACCTTCTGATGTTCGCTGGACTGTGGGAGGCGTGGCGCCCCGAAGAGGGCGAGGAGTGGGTCAAGACCTTTACCATCATCACCGGTGAGCCTGGAAAGGTTTCCGGCGATATCCACGACCGACAGCCCGTGATCATCCCCCCTGACCTGTGGGGCGTGTGGTGCGACGGAATGCCCGAAGAGGCAGCATCGGTCTTAGAGGTCGTTCCCGAGGCCGAGCTCGCCTATTACCCGGTGCCGAAGGCCGTTGGCTCGCCGCGGAACAAGGGGCCGGACCTGGTCCAGCCGATCACCATCTGAGACAGCTGGCGGCTACGCTGCCCCGATGACTGTCATTTGGAAACCACCGAGCATCCCCGGAGCGGCCCAGTTCGCACAGTGGGACGGCGCTACGTTCGGCCTGGTGCGAGAGATGCCCGACGGGCGCTGGCGCGCCTCTGTGTTCCCCGACGGTCAGTCCCACCACGATAAGGGTGCCTTAGCCGCCAACGAGGCCCTGGGCAAGCGGTGGGTGGAGCGCTGGGCTGCGGTCAATCATCGGCTAATCAAGCCAGCGCCTGGACGCCAGGTGATGCCGCATGAGGGCGTGAAGCCCCGCAAGCCCAAGGGCTCGGACGAGCGATCTTAGGGCAGGTGCTGCGATCGACGGCTTTCGAGCAGGTCATCGCGCAGGCTGGTCGCGCACTGGGGGCATCCGCCGGTCAGAACGACCCTGCAGCCCATCTTCATGTGGGTCCGGTAATACCGCTGGTGCGTCGAGCACCACGCCTCGGCGTTGAGGTTCTGGCGGGATTGGTATCGATCCCGGCGCCCGGATCCGCCGTAAGCCAT